ATTAATAATAATAAATTATGGATAAATTAAAGGTATTGACCGAAATTAAGGGTTTCCTTGATGGGTATAATAATGATTTAAAATATTTGGTTAATGTTGAAACCAATCCAGATAATGATGTTGCTGAATGTATTATCCATGAACCGGGAAAAGACCCTCAAATTAAAAAGGTAAAATATACTCCATTCATGTATATGAAGGAATTATCTGACCATAACATTAAACTTTATGCTCACAATCCCGACATACTTGAAAATAAAATGATACAATATGGTATTACCATAACAAAACTTAAAACCGGAAATCATAAGAGGTTAAAAAAAGGGTATTGTTATAAAATAACCAGTCGTAAATCATACAATGCCATTATCAATTTTTTAAAAGACGGTAAGATATACCCGTATGAAAAATTGAGGGATGATGAGGGTAATGAAGTAAAAGATGTGAGGGGTGAACCAGTTTATTTATATAGGGATATGTTTTATTCTGTTAAACCAACCGAACAATTTTTCATCTCAACCCAATCGAGATTATTCAAGGGTATCGAAGAATATAAAGACATACATAAATTAACATTTGATATTGAAACAACTGGTTTACGATATCAGCTTGCAAGGGTATTTGCAATTGGGGTTAGAGATAATAGAGGTTTTGAGATAATTTTAGAAGTTGATAAATCAAATGACGATGAATCTGAAATCAGATTAATCCAAGATTTTTTTAACTTAATGATACTTAAACAACCTGCAATCGTTTCGGGATTCAACTCTGAAGATTTCGATTTTGAATTCATTTTGGGTAGAGCCAAGATATTGGGAATGGATTTAAGTAAAATGGCTACAACACTTAAAGAAGACATTCAATTAAAAAGAAGACCGAATGTTAGTGTAAAATATGGCAATACTGCAGATAAATTCACTGCAACCGAAATGTGGGGCATATCAGTTATTGATATACTACATGCAGCTAAAAAAACCGCAGCCGTTAATAGTGATTTGAAGGAAACCAAACTGAAGTATATTGCTAAGTTTGAGAAGATTGCAAAGCCAAACAGAACATATATTCCCGGTGATGATGGTGACATTGGTAGATATTATACCGAAAACAAGGTTTTTGTTATAAATAAAACCAATGAATATTTACAAATACCCGATGAATATCAGGAAGTTGGTAGAAATTTATATAAATTACAAGCAAACAAAGAAATAATTGGCGATGAATCATATAAATCCCATCGAAATAAATTTTTAAAGGGTAATGAAGGTTTTGTTGGCTGGTTTAGGGAATGTGCACTATCGAAAGATATGTCAACCTTTATTGGTGGTAAAAAACTCGTTAAACAATACTTGCTCGATGACCTTTGGGAAACAGAACATGTTGATGAATTATATAATCAATCATCGTTCATGTTAGCTAAGATAGTACCTACTACATATCAAAAAATATGTACTATGGGTACTGCAGCAATTTGGAACTTATTGTTAACAACATGGAGTTATGATAATGATTTGGCTATTCCGCATTCAGATATTAAAGAAAACTTCTCCGGTGGATTGGCAAGATGTTATAAGGTAGGGTATAGTGTCAGATTGGTTAAGATTGACTACGCATCACTTTACCCTATGTTACAATTGACTTGGGATATATTCCCGATGTTTGACATTACTGGTGTTATTAAGAAGATGTTATTATATTTAACTACAACACGTAACATTTATAAAAAATTAGCTAATTCAGATAAATTAAATAGTGATGAAATTGCATTATTGAAAGAAATTGACCATGATGTATATCGTAAACTATTAACCAATGAAATTACTGATGAAGATAGGGCGATGTTTAAAGTTAAACAGCTACCAATTAAGATTTTAAATAACTCATTATTTGGTGCACTTGGTTCGGATATCTCATTCAACTGGTCGGATAATAATTGTGCTGCTCGAATTACATGTAATGGTCGTTTGGAATTGCGTCATGCAATCTCATGGTTCAAGCCATATGGTTGTATTGCGTTACTTGCCGTAACTGACGGTATAAACTTCCAAATACCTGATAGGACTACAATTAAAGTTACTGATGATGGAGTATTCTATGACCAACCTGAAGGTTTAATTGAAGATATGTGGCAATATGGTGGTAAATCCGGTATTGGTGCATTAATCAATAAATTTAATTCAGAAGAAATGAAATTACCATACATGTCGGTTGATAATGATGGTGAATTTCTTTCATGCTTGAATTTATCACGTATTAACTACGCAACACTTTCGTTGGCTAAAGATAAAAAGACTGGTCAAATGAAAGAAAAGGTAAAACTTACTGGTAATACAATTAAATCCAAAGTAATGCCGGGATATATTGAAGAATTTATCGATAAGGGATTGGATTTGATATTACATGGTAAGGGTTCTGAATTTGTGGATTATTATTATGATTATGTTGAGAATATTTACCATAAACGTATTCCATTAAAGAAAATTGCGAGTAAAAATAGAATTAAAGTAACGTTGAATGGTTACGTTAAAAGGGGTAAGGATAAAAATGGTAAGGATAAGGCTAAACAGGCACACATGGAATTGCTCATTGAAAAGCGTGAAAAAATTGCAAGGGAATTGTTTGAATTACATAAAGATAAATTCGATTTAAGTAAAGTAAAAGACACAACAAAAATTGAAACCATACTTAAATTTGTTGCTAATTATATGCCGCCTGAACCTGAATTAGATTCAGTAATATATAGCATTAATACTGGTTATTTAAAATCACATGGTAGTTCAAATATTATCATTGATAAAGTCACCGGACTTCAAAGATATGCTTCGTCATTGATTACTGCAGAAGAATTACTTGAAAATCCAAATAAAACCGGAGATTATAATGTTGTTAGGTATCTTGATGCATTCAATAAAAGAGTTAGCACAATATTAGTTGGGTTTAGTGATGAAGTTGCAAGTACGATGCTATCTAAAATTGAAAAAGAGAAAACAAAGGATGAATTCGGTAATAAAATCACCCAAGAAGTTTTAACTCGTAAAATGTTTACTAAAGATGAGTTAGAGTTAAAAAGTTTTGATAATGATGAATATAATGAATCGATGTTTTTAGAACCAAGGGAAGTTGAATTCTGGAATAAGACCGGATATGACCCAAGATTGGTGTGGAATGGATTTAGTTTACATGAGAATGATAGGGTTTATTATGAAATTTATGAGGGTGCATTAGAATTTTTAAATGACAAAATGGTTAAAAGTGGTAAACCGAAAATTAAATCAATTAATGAAAAACATGAAAAGGGCGATTATGTTTTAATTAAAGATGGTAGTCAATATAATTTAGGTTTATATAATGGTGTTCACATGGAAATAATTAGAGAAGCTATTGATGTACCTAAAAGTGAGATTGAATTGGAACTCGATAGAAAAAGAGCCGAAGAAGAAGAAAAACTTAAAAATCTTGAAATTACATTAAAGTTTGAAGGTGATAGGGAAAAGTTCATTAAATTGTTGAGGGTAAAACACGATAAATATTTCCCATTATTCTTGAAAGATTTTAAACTTCCACCCGATACACAAATGACAGATTTATTTAGTCAGGTTGATACAGCGAGTGGCGCATTCGAAGCATATATATTTAAAGTTGAAAAAGAAATTGATAGTGAAGCATCAGAATATTTGGATTTTGATGATGGTGGTGATGGTGAATCTTAATAACATTAGTATTTATATGAAAAATATTGTGTTATGCAAATAAAAAAGAAGGATTTGATGGAGATTATCGATTCTAATGGCGAATTGATTGGAACTAATGCAGTTCCAACCACTGGTGCTGATTTAGATTCTCAAGCATCCAATACAACCGATTATAATGCCAAAGTAGGTCAACAGCCATTTAGATATGATATGTTAGGTCGCTTTGGTTTCACACTCATGCCTTTCATGGAAGGTAAGGAAAACCAAGAACAGCAAGAATTAATTCAGGATTTAACAGAATTAATGCACGATAGATTCATGGATATTATTGGTCATTATTACAGACATCCAAATGAACTTAAACCAGAATATCGAAGACAATCTGAAGGTAAGCGTTCTGAGGAAAGTAGTAAGTATGATGTTGAGTATGCTAAAAAGATAATTAAAACCGTTGAAAAACATTTTGAAAAGGCATTTACTGAACCTGAAACACTTGATGAAAGCAAAGTTGTTGAGGATAAGGTTGTTGGTAAGAAAAGTGAGGATGAAATAAGTAAAAGGGGTAATGATAATGATGTTAGTGATAAAAATTTAGAAAAAATTGCTGGTCTAATCAATAAATTGGAAAAGAAAGATATTGATAAACTTATCAATTTGTTGGAAAGGAAATAAGCAATGGCAAATCAAGAATTGTATAATAAACAGTACCAGATACCTCAAGACATATTAAAAAGTATTGAGGTAGCCAAAGTATCAGCTTCGAATGGAAATGGCTTAAAACGAGCTAATTTCATACTAAAAAACGGTATGTTAACATATCAGGCAATGAAAAGATTGAAACATGATTTCGATACGAATAATTTCACCGATAAATCACAATACATACTTGCAGGTGGAGATGCAATGCGTAACTTTATTAATGTTACTTTGAATGCCGATAGAGATGGTGTTGAAACATCTAAGGAAGTTAGACGTGATATACATACAAATCCTAATTCAGAACTGCGTGCATATCAAACACCGAGGTTAAGTGAAGCCGATAAAAAAGAAAAGAAAGAGCTACAAAAAAATGCTGTGGCAGTAATTGTAGATTCCGATAATAAGTTTTTACTGTTGAAAAGGGGTAATATTAAAGGTGGTTGGGGTAATAATCAATATGGATTGGTTGGTGGTGCAATTGAAAAGGGTGAAACACCCCAAAAAGCAATTGAGCGAGAAATTTTTGAAGAAACTGGCTTAGTTATTGATAAATTTATTAAAACATTTACAATACAAAGGAATGTTGATAGTATCGAACATGTGTTTGCATGCCGTTATAATGGTGAACCAACAGATATTGAATTAAATGATGAACACACTAATTATGGATGGTATGATATTAGTGAAATTGAATTTTTAGATGCAGTGCCGAACTTAACCGAATATATAATATTATCATTTACAGAATATTAACATGTATAAAATTATTTCTGGAATATATTTAATTATAAACAATGTTAATAATAAAATTTATGTTGGTAGTTCAGTTAATATTAATAAACGAAAAAATAGGCATTATAGTGAATTAAAAAACGGTTTACATAAAAATAAACATTTGCAAAATGCATGGAATTTATATGGTGAAGAAAATTTCACATTTAATATTATTCAATATAATATAAATAAATCCGATTTAATTAAATTGGAACAACATTATATTGATAAATATAATTCATATGATAGAGAACACGGATATAACATTTGTCCTGTTGCATATAGTACAACCAATTATAAGCATGGTGATGAGATTAAAAAAGAAATGTCGATTAGTAGAAAATTAAATGGTTGGAAATATGTGAAATGTGGTGATGAACATTGGAATTGGGGTAATAAATTAACGGTAAACGCTAAAAATTATTTTCGTGATAGTCATCCAGATTATAATGGTGAAAATTCACCAAACGCTAAATTAACTAAGGGTGATGTAATTGAAATTAGAGTATTATATGAAACTGAAGAATATACATATAAAGATTTGGGTGAAAAGTTTCATGTTAATAAAAGAACCATTGGTAAAATAGTTAATAGAGAAAGATGGAAAAACATTTAAATGTATTTATTATAGAGTAAAAATAATATTAAAGATAAAAATTTTAAACATGAGTAGATTGGAAGATATTAGCATACCATTCAGAAAAACTGAAATAGCTAAAAATACATACGATAATAACGACCAATACAATAGTGGTAGTCCAAATGCATTATCGACTGGTGATGATAAGGGTAAAGGTGAAGTAAATGGTGAAGTTGGTGGTGCTACTGACATAAAAGTAAGGAACACTCAATTGGCTAAAAATCGTTTTAGTAAAAATAAGGAATACAACGCAGGAACTGCATAATATGTTATCTGAAGCTAAAATATTTTTTGAGGGCATTACACATTTTCGACAGCTATTGAATGAGGCTGTGGGTGAAAGTGCAATTGTTGATGCGATAAATAAGCATAAAATTGTTTATATCTATTATGCTGGTGATGAAACCATCATGAAAGGTTATCGAACAATTAAACCAATGGTATTGGGACAATCGAAATCAAAAAAGGCTGCAGATGAAGGTGGTTATATGTTACTTAGGGCATGGCAAGAAGCTGGTTCAACAGATAGTAATAAAAAATATGCTGATGCTAAAGGAAGATATAAATCAGGATGGAGATTATTTAGGGTTGATAAGATTACATCGTTTCTACCAACAGGTAAATTATTCAGTACTGATGAAGGTAAAATGCCTGAAGGTTATAATCCAGATGATTCACAAATGACTGGAATTAGAGCAGCAGTACAAGTTAATACAGGTACTGCCCAAACAAATGTTCAAAACACCGACTCAATTGATAAACCAGATATTACCACGCAAAAATTGCCGAATGAACCGTCAGCATTTAATGGACAAAAAGAAAAATTCCAATATTTTTCAACTGCAGGTAAAAAGCAAAGGGAAACAACCGCAGATGAGATTGAACATTTATGGGCAATTGCAAATACGATTAAAAAGAAATCTCGTGAAAAATTAATGGTAGTTACTGATGAACACGGTGATATGGTATTGAAAGATGAAGCACAAAGAAGTAAATACCCACCAGAATCAATCGTAGGTAATTTAAAGGATTTATATTTGAAATATGTAAAACCTAATGAAAAGGTTGATAATAGTTTTTTTAAAAATGTTGAAAATAAAACCATTCAGGAAATGAATAGAGAAAATGTTTCAAATGGAACACGTAATAATAGAACTTTTTTCAAACCGTAACGTATTTATAAAAAATAATAAAATTTTATAATTTTAAATAATGGCAAAGGTTGACTTAAATAGATTAAAAACGGAAATAGATACTCGTAAAAGGGAAAGGGTTATGGTAGCTGAAAGTGTTCAGGGTGGAAGTTTACTACCTAAAGACCAATTCTTAAATGGGTTGCTTACATCCCTTCAAACTGGTAAACCAACAGCAGCATCTAATTTAATTAAATTGGTTGAGAATAAAACTGCAGTTAAAGAAGGTGGTGTAGCAAGACACACAATCGAAGAATCACCACAACATAATCAACATCCGGTAGCACAACGTAATTTAAATGAAGTTGAAATGTCACCAGAAAGGGATGAATTATTGTGGGCGGAAATGGAAAAAAGAAAAAAACAAACATTATACGAATCAATTCAGGGTATAAATCAACCAGTTGCTCCAACACAAAATAATATGGGTGTTGGTAAACCAATGAATCTTAATGAACAATATTTAGCTGAAAGTGTTAAAAATATGGTTAATAATCATTTGGTTGAAAATTTAAGTCCCATTTTAGAGGAAGCCATTAAGAGTACAATACTTGAAATGTATGCTGTTGATAGAATAAAAGAAGTACTACATGAGAATAGGGGAATGATTAAGACGTTGGTTTATGAAACCATTCGAGAGATTCAAGCAAAATCTAAAACTAAAGCGCAATAAAATGCGCTTTCTTTTTATCCCGTAGTTTGTATTTATGTATATTAACTTAATGTGATATGACATACAATGAATTTTTGGTTTTTTTGGATAATTTCGAGGAAATTAAATCATTTTCAGGTAGAATAAAAGCAGCCAATGATAATTTAACCAGAATTGGCAGTGGAAGTGGCAGAGCAGTTTATGATATTGACGGTGAAAAAGTATTGAAATTAGCTTTGAATGCAAAGGGTGTTGCACAAAATGAAGCCGAAAGCAATATAGGTCAATATCATGACACTCAACATATAGTAACAAAAGTATTTGAAACTTCTAATGATGATACTTGGATAATTTCAGAAAAAGCTAAAAAGGTTAATGAAAAAAGAATTAAAGAATTAACTGATATTCCAAGTCTTAATGATTTATATTATTATGTAAGAAATTTTGCCAAAACCAATAACGGCAAAAATGAACTTTTCAGACAAACACCTGAAATGATTTCATATTTAAATGAAAATGAATTTGCTCAAGATTTGACAAATTTAATTTCCAATTATAGTCAACAACCCGGAGATTTCGGTAGACCAAGTTCATATGGTGAAGTACTTCGTGGTGGTCAACCAACAATAGTATTAACTGATTATGGTTTGAATGATGAAGTATATGATACGTATTATAATAGAGCTAAAAAGCAAAATTATCGCATGTATGAGATGTATAGCTTTGCCGATGGTAATGATGATATGCTTTCAGATATTGGTAATACTGGTGAAGTACGTCATGGTATGTGGGCATTAATACCACAAGGAGTTGGTGATGGTGATGATGAAATTAATGAAGAATTTGTTAAGTTCATTGAAAATAGGGATAAATACCCAAATAAAGCGGTGTCTGGTATTCCATATATTGTTGATGAGTTTCATAATATTGTGAATAATTTAAATGGGGTACTTAATAGAGTTACAGATAAAAGGAAATTTTATAATAATCTATTAGAACTTCAAAATTATTTAATTCGAGGTAAATTTTATGATAGAGAACCTTTAGGTGAATTAAATGAAGATGGTGAAGTTCCGAATATTGAACCAATGTCATTGGAAAAACGACATTCCGATGTGATTGCGAATATTTTTGCACAAAAATTAAATTTAGGTACACCCCAATATTTAGGTGAGGGTAGTTATGGTCATGCATATCAAATAAATGGCAATAAGGTATTAAAATTAACTTCAGATGTTTCTGAAGCCGAATCTGGTGCAAAAGTAAAGGCAGCCAAACCAAAAACATTGGTTAATGTATATAACATTTATAAAATAATTGATACTGAAAAGGGTGTTGCGTTATTTGCACTAATTGAAGATTTCATCAGTAATAAACCCAAAGAATTATTTAGAAAATACATTAATGTTATTGATAATATTGGTGGTGATAATGGTAGTGGATTTGTTGATATTTTAATGTTAATGAAAAGGGGTAAGATTGGTCTTGATGAATTAATGGAAAATTGTAAATTCATTTTAACCGATAAACCTGAAGCCAATATATTGAGTGACGATAGAGAAGGTGCGTATCGATTTATTATTGGCTTAATATACATAAAAAAAGAATTGGATTCACTACAGATTAAATCAAATGATTATGGTAATCCGGATAATTTAGGATATAAAAACAATACATTAACATATTTCGATATTGGTGGAAATATGAAGGCACAAGAGCCACAATTACCACAAGAAGATATTATTGCTATACCTGAAAACGTTGAAATGGATGAAGATGCGACATCTGAATTTTCAACGGATAATAGCGTTGGCAGAGATGATTTTCCCGTTTATGATAATATCGATACATCACCAAGCATTCAAAATGATTTAAATGCAAACAGTGCGATATATGAAGAACTTGAACACATGTTAACCGAAAGAATTAAATCATCTATGCCGGGAAGTAGTGCCGTTGAAGTGAAAAAGAAATGTAGATTGGGTGGTAATGGCAATACCAGCACAGCTTGTAATCAAGGTGATATGAATAATTTAAATCTAACACCAATTGAAGAAGGTGTTGGTAATGAATATTTACATAATAAGTTCGGTATTGAAAAACCACATGCTGATTTCGAAAGAAAATATAATGCAATTAAAAATATTGAAAATAAAGAAGAAATAATAAAAGGTCAATCATCGACAGGCAAGGAAATTGAAGTTATTAAGAATCCAAAAACACTTGCACATATTCCAAGCTATGCAAGGGGTGTTATTGATAATGGTGGTAATATTTATGTGAGCACCAATGCTATGGATGGCTCAATACATACAGATATTTTAGATGTATTAAATAGTAAAAATATTGTTAGTTTAACACCTAATTGGTGGAATTTATTACCAACTAATTTTATTGGCATACAGCGACATGGAAATGCAAACGAGTTTGTTATTGGTGAATCACATACACCCATGTATCTTTTTATTGATAGGGAAAGTGAAAAGTTACCTTCATTGGAAGAGGCTATGCCTGCATTTCAATCATTTTTAGATAAGGCTAAAGCAAAAAACCCACAATATGAGTTTACTAATAAAGTAGAAGCATATTATGATATTGATTTAGCTGAATTAGATGATTTAAATGATGAAATTAATGAGGATATTAATGAAGAAATTGATGCTGAAGAAGCATATGATGATAATGATATAATACCGTTAATGATAAATGGTAAAAAGGATGTATCGATTCTTCCGTTGGGCAGACATCCGCATTTACTTCAATTAGTGAATCAAAATGGTTTCGGTACGATTAGGGTAAACCAAGAACATCATAATCTCGGTATGCACATTGTTTATCGTCAAACACCAAAAGGTAAAGCAAATGCTGAGAGATTAAATCAGATTATGATTAGTCATGGTGGATATGTTGCTGATAAAACACCTAAAGAAGCATATGAAATTGGTAAGTTATTGGATTATAATGATAAATCAATTATGAAATTTATTAATAGGGCTTATATTAAAAATCCTGATGGTAGTGCAACAAAAAGAAGTTTGGAACAACTATATCAATATGATAAAGAACATGATAAAAATGGAAATCCATTAGTTCCGGAAAAAACACATGCTGATTATAATGACCTTGATGAAAATGTCAATCCCGGATGGTTTAGTGGCTCACAGGTCGTTGACAATGCTGGAAATCCATTGATTGTTTATCATGGAACTAATAAGGAATTCACTAAGTTTAATTTAAGAAATGCGGCACAACCAATCATATGGTTTTCTTCAGATAGAGATAAAATTGAACGTGGCGAGTCCGGTGCTGCAGGTAGAAGTAGAATAATACAAGCATATCTATCAATAAAAAAAATGGCTGGTTGGAATGAATATAGTAAATATGGTTTAGGTCAGTTGCATGATATGGGTTATGATGGAGCTAAACTTGATGACGATTATTTCGTTTTCAATCCAAAACAGGTTAAAATAATTAAAGATAAAAAAAATATTGATGAAGATAATGAAACTGGTAAAATATCTGCAATTTGGTTAGAACAAATGTGGAATCGATTACCAGTTAAGCATAGGAATAATGCCTTGCATCAAAAATGGTATAAAAAAGCATTAAATGGTGGGATTACCAAAAAAGAATGGTTACATTTGCAATTCCTTTTAAAAAATGGTGATACCATGTATAATCGTGGAATGCTGAGTAGTAATAACGAATCAATTAAAGAGGATATTTCAATGGGTAATGAAACATATAAAAATGTTGATGCATCTAAAATGAATGGATATTATGAAAACATTATAAAATATATTAGTTTAGTTAAAAATAAACAATATTTGAGTGATGAAGATATGGATAATATAATGTTTTATTACATGATAATGCGTTATAATCATAGTGTGGCTAAAGATGTGTTTGGTAATGATTTTTATAAAATTGAAGAATTTATTAAAGACACGTTATATGGTAGAGGTAAAATAAAAGAAAACATTAATGAGGCGAGAAAATTAATGAATATTATTTAAATGTGACCCGTTTCGTATAAAATTAAGGCAAAAGGGTTGAAAATATATCGAGATATTGTAACAAAAACAAATAATAGACGTAATAGTTCTACTGGAATTAAAAATGGCATGTATGGTAAAGAACAAGAATTAATTAAAATGTTATTATGACAAAAATACAAGATTTTAGAAATAGACTAATTAATAAACCATTCATTAAATCAATCATCAATGATTTAAAATCAGATGTTTATGCTGTTGGTGGTGTGGTTCGTGACCTTATTCTTAATAAACCAAATAAAGACATTGATTTAATTGTTAGGAATGTCCCAATTGATACGTTAATAGCACAACTACAAAAATTTGGTAAGGTGGATGTTGTGGGTAAATCATTTGGTGTTATAAAGTATATAGATTCTGATGGTACTGACTATGATATTGCATTGCCGAGAACTGAAATTAAAAATGATATGGGTGGATATAAAGGATTTGATGTTCAAAGTGACCCTAATTTACCAATTGAAGACGACCTTTCGAGAAGGGATGCGAAATTCAATGCAATGGCAATAAATATTAATACTGGTAAATTTATCGACCCATTGGGTGGTCTGGAGGATATTGAGAAACAACAAATATCTTCAGCAAACGCTATGGCTTTTTCTGAAGACCCATTAAGAATGTTAAGAATGGTTGGCTTTGCAAGTCGTTTCGCTTTCACAATTGAACCAAAAACAATGCGAATGATTCAAGATAACGCAAGTCGTATTAGTGAAATTCCTGCAGAAAGAATATTAACTGAATTCGATAAGATAGTTAAGAAGGGTGATAAAGGGGTTGGTGCACAATTATTAAAAGATACTGGACTATTTAAAAATATTTTCGGTTATGATATTAAACAATCGAGTATTGATAGATATGAGTTTGATGATGTTAAAACAATGGGAGAGTTTCTTTATTTATTAAATATGTTTACACCTAATTTTGCTGAATACTATAAAAACAATTTAAGGGGTGAGATTGATACTGCTAAAGAAATTAAAGCACTTGATATGGCATTTAATGGTAGTGAAGCAACTAATTTGATTGAGGCGAGGTCTATTGCTCATAATATGTATGTAACATCACCCCAATCATTACAGAGTCAAATAATACCATCTGTAATTAAAACGGCAGCAAATGAATTACTTCAAGGTAAATTTCCAAAAACATTGGGTGAATTAGCTGTGAATGGTAATGATTTGATGGCATTGGGACTACAGGGTAAAGAAGTTGGTGATGCGTTAAAAATGATGTTATTAAAAGTTTATTCCAGTAAAGTACAAAACAATAAAGAAGAATTATTATCTTTGTTGCCGAAAACGAATAATACACTAACTGAAAGTACTAATAAATCGAATAATATTGAATATGGTAGTTTGATGTTATATTTAGACGTTCCAATTTGGAGTAAAATAACATCAAAAATAAAAGAATCGGATACATATAATAAACCGGGATATGGTATTGAAAAAGAACCACATTTAACTATATTGTATGGATTTCATGATGATGTGGATTCATCCGAAGTATTTGAATTATATGAAAAAAACTTTGAGTTGAATCCGATTGAAGTTAAAATAAGTGGAATTTCAGTATTTGAAAATTCGGAATTTGATGTGGTTAAATTTGATGTAGTTAAATCTGATTTATTGGTAAAAGCAAATAAATTAATGAAAGAGCTGCCAAATACATCTGATTTTCCAGAATATCATCCACACATTACAATTGCATATGTGGAATCGGGTAAGGGTAAAAAATATGTAAAGTCTTTTGATAAAGATAGGATATTATCTGGTGATGAATTGGTATATACTTGGAAGGGGCATAATGGTAAATCGGGTGGTAAAACATTAAAACTTAATAAAGATAACATAAACGAAAACAAGCAAAGTAAATATGAAGAAACCAAAGAATCATTAATGAAATCTAAAAGTCTTTCAAAAGAAATGAAAGAAAAGATATTACAATATTTGGGTGGTGGCTCAACATATCATGAGGGTGGTAGGGTACATGGTTTAATTAAACCTAATGGTTTTACTGACAAAACCCCTAAATCGTCAGGTGTAAGTTTGGGTGCAGATAATGATGGATTTTATTGTTATACACATAGAGCGGCATCTGAACGATATGAATCACCTGAAAAAATACCAATTAAAGATATTAAATTTATTGAAAGTACAGGATAATTATGACTAATATATCATATAGTGCAGTCGTTCTCGATGAAAATTCTAAGGGAAGACTAATTAAAAGGTTTAATTCAATGATACCTAATGATTGGAAAATATTTTGTGACCATATGACAATTAATCTTGGTGCGATTGACCCGGCATATGCTAAATATTTAGGTATGTCAGTACAAATAAGTGTTGATAGTATTGCTATAGATGATAAGGTCATGGCAGTGGGTGTTAATGGCTTTTACAGTAAAAATAATCATCCACACATTACAATTGCAGTTAATAGACAGAATGGTGGAAAACCAATGATGTCGAATAATTTAACTGATTGGACACCACTGAAAATACCATTGTTACTTAAAGGGATTGTTACAGAAGTAGAATATAGTTAATATGGCTGATTGGAAAACAACATCGGAAGCCGGATTTGAATTTGAAGATTTTTGTTTAGCTGATATAACAAAAAAAATAAATCCGATAGCATATAAAAATATGATTAAAGAAAATTATAGTTATTATGACATAATTCTCTTTAATGGTAAATTCAATGAAAAACAAAAGACTGTTGAGTGTAAATTCGATGAAAAGGCACACGAAACTGGAAATATTTGCATTGAGGTTGGTTGCAATGGAAGATTATCTGGATTAAGTATTACTACTGCGGATTTTTGGTTAATTGGTGATGGATATGAAATGTTTTTAATTAAAAGGGAAGATATTAGTAGATGTATATATGAAAATCCTGATATTCGATATTATAAAAAATGTCCAGTTACACAGGAAGATGGGGTGGTTAAGATAATGAATTTTTATTTAATCACAAAAAATTTATTTAAAAAATATTGCTTAGAGGCTACAGGTATAAATGAAATGACTTACGAAAAAATGATATGAGTAGAACAATAAAAAAACTTCAGGTATTTGATTTTGATGGAACATTATGTGACAGTCCAATGCCTGATATGGGAAAGAAAATATTTAAAGAAAAGACTGGAAATGTTTATCCACATAAAGGATGGTGGGGAAGACCGGAGAGCTTAGACATAAACATGTTTGAGTTCAACATGTTTGATAAAGTATTAAATTTATTGAATAAGGAAAATAGTAATCCTGAATCGTATGTTATGGTATTAACATCGAGAATGGAAAAGCTACGTCCACAATTGAGTAAAATACTTTCAGATAAAAACATTCATGTCAATAAATTAGATATGAAGAAGAATGAAAAAACTAAAGGTGAAAAAATACTTGATTACATTAAAGAATTTCCTAAGCTGAAAGAAATTGATGTATTTGATGATAGGGATTCGGATATCGAATCGTATATGGAGATTGAATCAAAAATTCCAAAAAATATTAAATTTAGAATACATTTAGCTAAAGAAGGTGAATTATCTTTGGTTAATGGAGTGAGGGGAATTTCTGAAATAATTAATGAAGAAATCATCAAATTCATAAAAAAAATAAAAGGCTTGTATTTATAGAAGGAAATATCTGTATTATGAGTAAAATGTCACCATATTATCTACCACAAATTAAAATGTCTGTTGACGAGGTAATAAAAAAATTAGATAATGAAGATATTGATTATGAATATCTTCAAATTGACCCAAATGAATTACATACATCCCAACCATTTACATTATCGGATGATGTTGGAAATGCAGTGTTCGATGACATGAAACCAATATGGATTGATATTGATATGAATGTTTTAGATGGTCATCATCAAATGGTTAAGGCTATACTTGATAAACAACCACTAAAGGCGATGAAAATTAAGAGAAATTTTAAAGATGCTTGTAGACTTTTGAATAAAATTCAAGATATTTATGATTATGAGCAGCAGCAGCAAATGGAAGAAGTTGTCGCACAAGATGCTATAAACGCTAATAATGAAATAAATGGCGGTAGCAGTTATAGTCAGTTCCTTAATAATCTTGAGGAAGATAATGCTGGTGTTCAACATGAAACCCCAAGTAAAAATCAACAAACAATTGTCGCATATAGAAGAGAACCAGTTAGAGAAAATTCAGTAATTGGTAATTTTTTTACTTTGAATCCACAAGAAGGGTTTAGTAAATATGAAATTGATTTTGATAATTTGTTAGATACCAATGATTTGGGTATTCATTATAAGGACAGTCAAATACCTGCTGAAATATTGGCTAAAGCATGGTTTCCACACGTAAATTTCGAGAAATTAAGTGAACAATATAATATACCATCACTCAATCTTAAAAATAAAGCAATTGCCGAAAAAGCACAAGTCCTTGGTTATGATGGAATTAAGTACGGCGATACCTTAATACAAGGTTTAAAATAGAAAAATATGAATACATATAAAATTATGAACGTAACAAATCTCATTGGAAAACGAGATAGTAGATTTAACACAACATTAGATATTGAATATGTTGATTCAATGGTAAAAAAAACAATAAAGATTAAACCCGGTGAAACAGTATATTTACAAATATCATCATTGCCATTATCTGTACATAGCCTAAGAGTTAAAAAACTTATTAATGTTGCTGAAGTTAGCATAAATGAATTAAAAAATTCAATTGCCGCTTCAAGACCAATCCCAGTTAAGATTGAAGAAAATAAAAAGACTGATACTGATGTTGAATTGGCAACAAAAAAGAAACTAATCAAAAAACCTCAAGAGGCAGAATCGACAGAATTATAGTGATTTAAAATAAATAAATTAAGCCAACAATAAGTTGGCTTTTTATGTGTAAATTCAAGATTTATTTAAGTTTTACGTATTAGTGATTAATTACATTATTTTATAAAAAAATTATAATTAAATCATGGACGGAAAAATTAGGATATTATTCTATAACCTTGACGGAGCAGGCGTTAACTACTTCAGGACACAAACCCCAGCAATGGAACTTGAAAGAAATCATTCGGATGAATTTTATGTGGAAATTAATCCAACATTAGACTTTAATGACCCAAATATTGTTGATTACCTGAAATCATTCCACATAATACATTATCATCGTCAATTTTTGGGTGATAATAAGCAAATGCAACAATTAGCCAATGAATTGAGAAAATCCGGCACAATATTGATTGTTGATATTGATGACTACTGGATACTACATAAAAATCATCCATTCTATGCTTTAAGTCAAGAGAGAAAAATGCATATTCCAATAATTGAAAATTTGAAAATTGCTGATTATGTTACAACCACAACAGATGTGTTTGCTGATGAAATTAGAAAGATAACTCAAAAAGATAATGTTAAGGTATTGTATAATTCTACTGACCCTACATGGATGAAACAATTTCAAAACAATTGGAAGCCAGACCCAGATGGTCGTGTTAGAATTACATATATGGCAGGTAGCTCACATATGGGTGATATGGAACAATTAAATTCTGTTATGAATGTATTGTCGAATGATTCTGAATTAGCTGATAAATTTAAGGTGATTGTTGCTGGTTGGGATACTGAGGGAAATACTACTGATGTTACTTTTAATCAAGATTTTGGTCAGGAACTACAAAAATTGGGACTATGGACAGTCGATAATGTTAAAATTATTAATAAGACAAGGGGTGATGTTGATATGATTCCTAAATTGTCAGAAGCATTAAAAAATAAATATAGGGGTAAAGTATTCAGTTCTCAAGAAAGGGATATTAGGTCTGAAGAGAGCGTATATTTGATATACGAAAATATTTTAACTGATAATCATAGGATGATTAAGGATAAAGATTATTTGGAATGGCTTGGTAACTTTGAACGAAATGTTAAATATGAAAATGAAGGTAATTTCGGTAGACGCTGGACACAAAAGGCAAATACTTATGCACAAGTATTGGATGAAACAGATATTGTGTTAGCTCCATTGGCTGACAACCCATTCAATAGGATGAAATCAAATCTAAAACAGGTTGAATGTTGGACAAGGAAATTACCAATAGTATGTTCTGATATTCCACCATATAATGTACATGGCAGACACATGGAAAATTGTGTTTTAATTCCATCGGAAAAAAATGCACATAAATATTGGAAAAAATATTTAAAGAAACTTATATTAGATGCTGATTTAAGAAAGAAATTAGGCGAACAACTATATGAAGATTTTAAGGTCGAGTATAACCTTGCAGAAGTAACTAAAAAACGTGCTGAATTTTATCGTACAGCAGTAATGAAAACATTAGCAGTAGTATAAATTTAAAATTATGAAAATATTTGAAATATTTAAACGTAAACCAAAGAGATTGACTGTTGTGGAATATGATAAGTTAATCGACACTAAATTAGAAAGAATTCGTAGATTCATTAAAGATAATATGTATGTTAGAGATGATGATGATGATGATAGTTTTAATGAACAATTTGATTTGGTGTTTATTCAATATAGAAAAAATGTTGAACATGAGTTTACAAAAAGTATTTGGAGAAGGAATAATATTAAAGTGGTATTATCCCCAATAGTGGCATTACATTTATCATACAAACTTCGTCATTCAAAACGAAGTCGTATTCAAGGTATTCGTAATTTTTTTAAACGAATATTTAATATGATAGCATTATATTATTATCATATTACGTTGATATATGAAATCAGAAAAGTCAAAAAATTATTTCCAGATAAAGAGATATCAAATGATATGGCATTTAATATAATCAAATCGGTTAAGATGAATAAAAAAATGATTGAACAAGGTAGATGAGAAACATATTCAAACATATTGTTCTTTGGTTATATATCAAACTACATAGTATTGTTATAAACATCAGCATAGCATTACATAGAACCGAAGATGACATACTTTCACCACAATTAAATTCAATTGATGAAAGGAGCAAGAAAAATCAGAGAATGCGACATAGGAATCAATTACTTGAAAAATTCTATGCCGGAGAAACTGATGAAAAATATGTTAAAGACTATTATGAGTTATTGAAAAAAGCAGATAAATTCATTAGAAATGCGACACCATATAAAATGGCTGTGGCTGCTGATAAATATGGTACGAGTTATGGTATGAAAGACCAATACGGTAGAAGGTACGAACATTATGGGTTTTTTGATGACAAACATAAGCATGCTGGTAAAACGCTTGGTGAAGTGTTTGCTTTGGAAATGGAAGAAAAGAGAACTAAAGATGATGATTATGAGTTGCTGTATATTTTCAATAATAAACCAATTGAAGTTGGGTTAGCTAATATTATGGATATATTAGAAAAACCTAAAGAAGAAAATACTGATTTTGAATATCAGGTAGTTGATGTCTTTAAAAAATCTAAACAATTTGAATTTCCGATTAAGGTATATCGTGGTGATGATGTCGATGTGGTTAATAAGATAGAACAATTAAGTGAATTTTTACACGTGAAAAAAATTGGATTTGAATATCGACAATTAGAATTTTTCATACCTTTGAAATTTAAAACAAGTGAAATAACCGAAGATAGCGACATATTCAAGGAAATTATCAACATGAAACATGTTTATATTAAAAATGATTATGGGGATATTATGAGATTTGGAATTATTGATTTCACGAAAAGAATAAAATATAATAATACCCATGAAGTATGGAAATTCAAGGGACTTGAAATGGAAATAGTGGGTTCAGCTTAAAATTGATAATTATGGCATCAGATTTTTTAGAGAAACTAAAGAAAGCTGTGGATACCGGGGAATTTAATTCCGAAGCAGCAAAAAAAATCATCGAAATTGATGAATTGGCAAATGAAAAAATGAAAGGTACAAGTGGTATTGTACAAGATTCAAATATCGAAAAATCGATTAATGATAGATTAGATAAAGCAGGGGTTAAGACTGTTACCGAAGAAGAAGCAGCAATAATTAATTCAGAACCCAATAAAAAAATGTTGGAAATTAAAGAAAAAGATTTAGCTTTACAACAAATTAAAACATTAAAGGAAATTGATGAATTGGTTATGTTGAGTGTTTATGATATGCGTGAGTTCATTCAAACCGTTGTAGAAACATTTGATAATACCAAATCTGCTAATGTTGAATTATTTAGTGAAATTGAAAGAGTTAAAACAAGATATGGCTCTATTATTAACAGTTAAATTAGAATTATTATGGCAAAATTTGAAGATGCATCGGAAGATGTTGTAAAATTGTTCGATGAAGTACGTGGCGAATCATCAATTCCACATTGGGTTGAGTTTAAAGTACTGTGTAGTAACAAACAGAAGGAGAATCCAGTTAAGATACAATTATCTAATGAATTGGTACAAGTACTTTCTGAAGGTGTTAATTTCGCAGTTATTATTAATGAGGGTATTTTCAATAAATTACCATTGGATATGCAAAAATTATTAATTGTTGGTGAACTTCATGGTATTAGTATATCTGATACAGATGTTGTATCTAAAGTACCTAAAGATTTATGCGTTCACAGTGGGGTTGCAGCGAAATATGGTATTGATAAATTGGTTACACTTAATGAATCAGTTAAAAGTCTTTACATTAAAGAAAAGGATGATGAGAATAAGTTAAAAGCTGCCAATAAAGGCAAACGAGGTAAAAATCGACTGTCATCAATAGAATAATAAAAAAATCCCGGCAAGTGTCGGGATTTTTTGTTTATAGTATTTATTATAAAATCTTTTGTATGCAAACATATAATATTAAATTCCCCCTTAATGATGATGTGGATAAAAACACATTTTTTTTAATGACACAGGTAACGAAAGAGGCATTTAGTTCTGATTTATTATTGCTCTTACTTACTCAAAGGGGTGAGAGGTATTATGAACCCAATTATGGTACTAATTTATTGAAATATATTTTTGAACCTAATGACAACTTAAATGCAACTGATGTTGAGCAAGAAATAAAAAATACCGTATCATTATATATTCCTGCACTTAAAATAACCAAAATAAGTTTCAATTGGAATTATGATGATAATGGTCAACCGATTTCAGAAAATCAATTGAACGTTAATATTCAATTTACATATACTGAAGATAGTTTTACCGAATCCGGGGCATTAGATTTAAACTTTTAATTTAAAATAATACAATGAAAAAATATTTAGACGTAAATAATATTGAATATATTAAAGAAAAAATGTTTAATGATTGCAATGGTAGGAAAAGAATGTTATTATTTGATTATTATTTACCTAAACATAATATGTTATTGGAATATGATGGAATACAGCATTTTATACCGATAAAATATTTTGGTGGCGAAAAAGCATATAATTCATTAAAAATTAGGGATGAGATTAAAAATAATTTTGCAAAAAATAATAATATTGGTTTATTGAGAATAAAATATAGTGATATAAACAATATTAATCAAATATTAAAGGAGATATTATAATGGCTACAGATTTAACTACTAATATTATTCAATATGGCTCACGTACATTCGGGGAAATCCGTACTGATTTAATTTCATACATAAGACAGGCATACCCTGAAGTTTTGTCTGATTTCACCGATTCAAGCGTTGGTGCAATGCTTATTGACCTTAATGCTGGGGTTGGTAATAACTTATCAATTAATACTGATAGAGCATTTCAAGAAACACAGTTGGAATATGCACAATTAAGGTCTTCATTATTGAACATTGCAAAAAATATGGGTTTTAATATACCTGCCCGTAGACCTTCGGTTACCGTTATAGACTTAACTGTAACGATTCCGGTTCTTGGTGATAGACCCGATGCAAGTTATTATCCAACACTTGCTCCGGGTGCACAAGTTATTGGTGGTGGTAAAATATTTGAAACTCAAGATACAATTGATTGGAATTCACCATATAGTAATTTAGGTGACCCAAATCGCTCAATCATACCTAATTTAAATTCAAATGGTATTGTTGTGAGTTATAGTGTTACCAAAAGAGAGGTAGTGATTAATGGCTCAACAAGTATATTCAAACAAATTATAAATACTAATGATATTATACCATTTTTTAGTATTACATTGCCTGACCCAGATGTTATTGAAATAGAAAATGTTATTTTATTGGAAGGTGTTAATTATACTAATAATCTACCGCTTTCAGATTTTTATACGTCAGATAATAGATATTATGAAGTTGATTATTTGGCACAACAAAGAGTGTTGGTTCAAAACGTAAGTGCGTTAAATACGGTTGAAAATACTGGAATTAAAGCAGCACGTTGGATTGATGTGAGTAAGAAATTTTTAAAGGAATATACACCTAATGGTTATTGTAAATTAACTTTTGGTTCTGGGGATGCCGATGCTGATGCATTTAAAAATGGTTTAATTAAGGCAGGTGTTAGTAATAGAGCATTTCTCGATAATTTTTTAAATAATACCGCATTGGGTGAAAAGTTAAAAGCAAATTATACATTATTTGTTAGATATAGAACAGGTGGTGGTAGTAACTCAAATCTTGGTGCACAAGTATTAACACAACTCGGTGGATATACGTTAAGAGTGGCTGGTTCACGTCAAGACTATAATCAAAGTGTACAACGAAGTTTAAAAGCAACTAATCCGATTCCAGCTATTGGTGGTAATGATGGATTAAGTAATGAACAAATAAGACAATTAATTAAATACAATTTCTCAAGTCAAATGAGAGATGTAACACTTACCGATTATTTAACACAAGTATATAAAATGCCCGGTAAATTTGGTTCACCGTTTCGTGCCAATGCTTTCAAGGAAAATAATAAGGTAGTTATATCTGTACTTGGTATTGGTGCTGATGGTAAGTTATCAAATACAAGTAATACACTGTTAAAATTAAATATTTCCGAATATTTAACTGAATTCAGAATGATTAATGATTATATTGAAATCAAAGACGGTAAAATATTTAATTTAGCTTTTGATATTGATGTATATGTTGAAAACATTGCTGATAATCAAATTGCTAATAGTATTATTACATTGGTTCGAAACTATTTTAGTGTTAATAATTATGAAATGGATGAAAATGTCTTTTTGGGTAGGCTACAAAGACAAATTATGGAAGCTAATGGGGTTATTAACGTAATTAGTATTAAAGTATATAATAAAGTAGGTGGTCAATACTCGAACAATGCAATTTCACAGGAAATATTGAATCCATCTACTGGTGAAATAAAAATAATCAATAATACGATTTATTCAACAGCAGACTCAATGTTTGAGATTCGTTATCCGGATAAAGATATTAAAATTTTCCTCCGAAAAAATACACAATAGTATGAGCAAAAAATTAACAACAACAGAATTCATTGAAATTGCAAAAAAATTACATTCGAATATTTATGATTATTCTGAATCTGATTATATTAATGGATTGACAAGAATTAATATAATTTGTACACATCACGGTAGGTTTGAACAAATTTCTCGAAATCATTTACAGGGTCAAGGATGAAGGTTGCCCAATATGTAAAGAATCTAAGGGTGAAGAAAAAATACGAAAATTATTGGATGATATGAACGTGAAATATATTAGACAACATACATTTAAAGACTGTATTGGTAAAAAAAGAAAGTTACCCTTTGATTTTTATTTACCTAACAATAATTTGATTATTGAATTTGATGGTAGACATCATTTTGAAATTATTGATGTTTTTGGTGGAAGTAAAGGTTTTAATGAAATCAAAAGAAATGATGAAATTAAAAATGATATTAATATAATGAGAATACCATATTATCAAATAAATAATATTAATAATCTCATAAAGAGCGTGGTATAATGGAAGTAATTAAAAAAACCGTTGAACGAATAATGACAACTAAACCATCCAATGATGGTTCAGGTTATGTTAATATTATTCCGGATACTGGCGTAACATATCATTTTAAAATTAGTTTAACTCAGGATGCAACCGATATTGGATTTTTCGATGCTGATGTGATTATTCCTGTTGAACCACCGATAATTCCAGAATATCCATTTTATCCATTTTATCCATATGGTGTTATTGACCCCATTGGTGGTGGAAATTTATTATAATTTAGGTTATGAAGATAATACAAACATTTATTCAATTTGAGGAAGGTAGTCCATACGAGCAATTCAATAACATGAGTGCTTTGAATGTTGGTGATAATAAGATTTATTTAAATTTTTATTCATTTTTATTAAGTTGTATCACATTACAAAAATATTATTCGGATGTTACAATGTTTTGTAATCAAAAGGCATATGATAGTTTTATTAGATATATTCCATATACTGAAATAAAAATTGTTGAATCTAAAAATTCATTTAGATTTTGGAATATGAGTAAAATTGATGCGATGGAAACAATGGCAGAGAAATTCATTCATGTCGATTCAGATGTGTTTATTTTTAGGGATTGTTTTTCTGATTTTACATTAGGTAATAATTATGATGTAATTGTACAAGATACCATACCACCAAAGAATAATTTTGTTAAAACATTTGTTCACGATAATAAAAATATGTTAAAACAACACAATATTATTGATTCTGAAATTTATGATGATAGATGTGTTAGTTGTGGTACTGTCGGTATGACATTGGAAGTCAGGGACAAATATGTTAAATTGGTTAGGGACTTAAAATATTTATTTGAAAATAATTTAGTTACAAGTAGAAATGGTGCTGAAATAATGATTATTGAGGAATTAGGAATGCATTTATTGATATTGAGAGAAAGATTAAAAGTGTTTGAAGTATTACCATATCATGATGTTATCGAACATGGTGTAGTTGCTGCAGGAGATATGCATAAATATACACATATGTGGATTAACACTAAATTTGAAAGAAAATACATTGGTTTAATTGCAGATAAAATACGTAATGAATTTCCTCAATATCGAGAATTGGTTGAAAGATATGAATCGGAAATAATAAGACCTTTAAAAATTTTAACATAATGATAGTAACTGGTTCATCAAGCAGTAGATTAACTGAATTGCGCAAATATACAATAACAACAGTATTTGCCGACCAATATGTGAATGGTGGCGATATTGATAATGATGGTGTGGATGTTAATAATTCAAATCCAAGTTCATCAATTATTTATTATTTGGGTGGTATTAGATATGTCGATAATGTTATTAGTAGTGCAACAACCTTTAGTTTTACACCGGAAGGTACTGATAGTGCAAATTTCATTACAGCACCATATTATAAAAATCCAAATAAAGAAAATATTATTAGCAATCCTAAAATTTATGATGATGTATTTATTATAAGACAAGAATTATCTGCATTTAACGATAATTATCGATTAGAATATATTAAAAATTTAATTGATTTGGAAACATATGCAGGTGGAAATTATTTTAACATAGTTAATAACACATAAAATGGCAATTGGAGTTTTTGGGGTTGTTAGACCTTCAGATGTTAGTATCGAAAATATTAGCGTTTATTACAATTATACACCAAGTAGGGAAACACTCAATAATGTTATTTTCCCATTAAATTCAAATGATATCTTATCATATAATTATTTACCTACCGATGAACAAATTTCGGGAAATGAAAATTTAATGGAAGGATTATATAATTTAAGGTTACCAGCAACAACATTTAATCAGATTGGAATTTATACAATTTACATTAAACCAACAACAACTACTGCAGTTATTGTTGATTGTAGTGTATTATCATCACTCCCAAGCGTTAAAGGAATTGTTTTAGATATTAATTCATTACCTGAAAATTTGAGGGCAAATAACGCATTACAAGGATATAGGATTGAATACATAAATTCTGATGGAACTAAATTACGAAACGTAGTAAGATATGTTGCAACATCGAATAAGACAGTTCCGGTTAGTGAAAATGTTGGAAATACAAGTCAAAAGGCGATTAGGTATCGTTTTGATGATGCAGGTACATTGCTATTTTTACAATTAACCCCAAGTAGTTCATCTGATGTTAAACCAAATACATTACCATTTATAGGTACTGTGGGACAACAAATTATAATATCAAATACATTTTTCTCTCCAATTACAATTGAAATTGAGATGGTTCAAAATACAATACAAACACTTGCGAATATTTTAGCTGGTAATCAGGTTAAGGATGTTCAAAAGGGTATATTAACCTACTATGATGAAAACAATGCAATCACACATCAATTTAATTTGTTTGAAATTAAAGATAATGTTGCAGACGTTCCATTATATGAAGTTAAGGAAATTAGAACTAACATCGATGAAACCCAGAATTTTAATGATGTAATTAGTGATACGTAATTAAATAATGATAAATCAATATAATTAAAAATCCCAATCTTGGTTGGGATTTATTTATTGTCGTATTTATATTAAAAATACAAAAGACTGTGGCAAAAGTAAGAAACATTAATAATAATCTTGACCAGAACTTAAATGGTAATTATTTTAATAATACTGCATCTGAAACAATATTTTCATTTGGACGATTTTCAGTTACGACTAATTTCGATGGCAGACAATATATCGATTACAAAAATGAATTAAGTACATTTGTTCGTCCAGTTACATTAGAAACACTTGGTATCGATGATGTTCAATCAGCTATAATTCATGATTACAATACTAATGCCATTCTAAATTTAGATAAGTCTAATCTAAATACATACATCAAGTTTGGTTCGACATACGAATATCTACGAGTTTCGGTACAGGAAATTATATTAAAATATCCGGGTAGTTTATATGTTGATTCAGCTACGTTAATTGGTGGAAATCCAACTTTTTATGATATAAATATTAATAAATTGGATGGTACGACAAAATTTAAAGTACCATCACAATATATTAAAAATACATTCGGTTTAGTTTTCAATCAGGGTAATGTTAGCAAACCCGATGATATGGAAATTAGAAACCTAAATTTATCTTATGATAAATATGTTGTTTGGTCTAAATTTGTTCCGGGTCAAGCATTTCCCGTTATTGGTTTTACTGGTGATACTAATGGTATACCATATATCATCGTTGAAACAATAGGTAATCCCTTCCCATCACATACAGGTGGAACATCTGCATTGGGTTATGGTAGTTTTCATATTAGACCAAATAATTTTCAGTTTGAGGAATTTAGGGCATTACTTACCGATTATGAAAAATACATGGTATCAAATAGAGTTGGTATTTCAGGTTTTCAATTCATTGTAAATGAACCAATACTGCTTGATGATGGTAATGTTACATATTCAAATGCTACATTGCTTTGGGTAACGAGTGATGGCTATAACATTGATATTAATACTGGTGGATATCAAACATTCTTAAACTCATTACTAACTATCGGTGCTAAATATGATAGTGTAAAGACAGATTTAATTGCAAGGTTCTTAACACCAGTATCATTAAAGACATATGACCTTACTGAAGATGGTAAAATGACCAAACTTTTAAGGGTATATGGTTGGGAGTTTGACCAATTAAGAAAGTTTATTGATTCATTAGTTTATATTAATACAGTAACTTACAATAAGTTAAATAATATTCCAGACCAGTTGGTTAGTAATTTAGCACGTACATTTGGCTGGAATTATTTTAATTTAGTAAATGAGGGTGAATTAATTGATAGTTTTTTAACTATTGATGAGAAGGAAAGAAACCTACATACCGACTTACTTCCTGCTGAAGTTAATATTGAACTTTGGAGAAGAATATTAATGAATGCCAATTATTTTTGGAAATCAAAGGGTACGAGAGAAGCAATTAGGTCGATGTTTTTATTAATTGGTATTCCAGAACCGTTCATTAGTATTACTGAATATGTTTATACTGTGAATGGTAAGATTGACCCACGTGAAGTAACCTTAACAAAAGCAGATTTCCCGTCTAATTCATTACCCTATGATAATAGTGGATATCCGGTTGCGCCATTAGAAACAAATAGTTTTTATTTTCAAGTGTCTGGTGATACTGATAGTGGTCAAGCGTATATGAATGTATTTCGTATGGCTGGATTTGACTTAATGCAAACTGTTGATAATAAGAAATCATGGATTCAAACTGGTTCAACAACGAGAGTTCATTCAAGTACAAATCAATATTATCAGGAAGATAGTAAATTAGTTTTAAATACAAAAGAAGTTGATATTTCACTTGATACTGCACGTGGTATTGAATATGATGTCTTTGAATATATGAAGATTGATTATTCCGCAAATTCAAGTGGCTATACATTACCGTTTGCATATGTTAATATTTCATTAGCATACACTGGCTCAGAAAATACATTCACATTACCGTCACAATATAATAAGGCTGAGGGTGATTTAGAAGTACGTTTTAACGGTATATTATTAAATGCACCTAAAGAATCTAACTATAGTGGTGGTACGGGTGGAATATATGCTGAAACAACAAAGGCTGATTATATTATAAACGGTAATACATTCACACTTACTGGTGGTACTGCAATAAATGCGAACGGTCATAGAGATGTTGTAGAAGCGACATATTTATATTCCGGTTCAACAGTTATTCCGATTAGTGGTGTTACTGTAAAATATATGGTGACAAGAATTAAACCTGATGTTATCCGTACCTCAATACCACTACCAACAATACCAAATGGTGATGTTCAAGTTACAATGAATGGTATTGCCCTAACTAAGGGAACTGGTCAATTTATTGCCGATTATATTATAGACCCTAATAATCCCGGTCAAATTATCATCCAAAATCCGGAAGTGATTGGATATATGGCGGTAAATCCATATGTACAAGTTGCTTATATTACAGTAACTGGTAGCACAAGCGTGGCAGCAAGAAGTGAAATACAAAGGGTTGATAGTTTTAACTCAAGTAAGATATATTTTAATGAATCTGCAAATAAATATGTTTATCGATTAAATTATAAAATAAATAATGCTCGTGACGTTAAAGTTTTAGTTGATGGTATTGCATTAGAACCTTATACAGATTATAATGTAAATGTCAATAATAAATTTGAAATATATTTACCTAAAGGTTTAAAGTATGGTAGTATTATAAGTGCATATTATATTGTTGCTGGTGATGATTATTTCGACCCGATTATAGCTAACACCTATGGAGTTGGTAATATTGGTACTATGTCGTTTTTGGAATTTATTGAGTTTATTCAAAGACGGCTAATTAATGCAACAAATAGAAAAGTAATAACAGATTTTAAAGGTGGTTGGTATCCAACACTTTTAAATGTATACATTCAATACTTGAATAGGTCGAGATTACCGTTGAATAATCCATTACATTCTAATGGTTATACTTTTGCAAATTTATACCCATTTTTAAGTAAATATAATGCGTTCTTCCAAAGATTTGTTGATGAATTATTATCGGCAACAATAATTCAAAGGAAGGGCGGTCTTTTAGTTAGGAATAGTGTTTTCACCAAACAAAAATTTACATATAAAAGAGGCGTGTATATGGGGTTTGTCGATAATTATTCAACTGAAAACGCAACAACCTTTACATATGATAAACAATTGAATTATTTGGGTGATGATGGTAGTACATTTTTAAAACGACAATTAACTCAAGATACTGATTGGTCGGATGATATTGTATGTGTGAGTGATTTATGTTTGACATTGAAGGTTGCAAATGTTGAAATATCATACCCAACAACAACTACAACAACTACACAATATCCATATTTATCAGTAATGGTGATAAATGAAACATTGACAGACCAAGGAAGTGGTGGTGATGATACAATTGAAACAGCATATAGAACAACAACATATACAATTCAATTATCACCAGCAATAATGCCGGGATATTCAGTTTTAGCTAAATTAGATTTTGAAAGCAATTTAAATGCTACATATAGTGCCGATTATGCAACATCGGTAATTACAGTTAAAAAGAATAATGTATTGGCATTTACAATAACAAATACTATAAATGGTGGATTTGATACAATCCCTAATTCAACAAATATTTCAATTGGAAATGGTGATGTTATTGATGTAATATTAGAAAATATTGTTGAAGTACCTGCTTTAAGTGGTGATTACGTCAATACATCAACAACAATGACACCATCAGTACGAAGTGTTCAACCTAATGGTACAATATCAATGATAATGCCAATAAATGTAACCAATGTCTTAAGTGTTGGATAAAATGAATGATTTATGAAAATATTAATAGCACTACCGGATAATAATTATTTTTTATGGCAAATGCTTGTTCAGATTAACAACTTTAAAAGTCTTGGACTTGATGGTGATGTAATATATGTTATCGGTAAAAATTCAATGTTGAAAAGTCATAATTTAAATATGATTATGGCAAAGGCTAAAGTTAAATGTAAATACTATGTGCTTAACGATGATAGACAGAATGTTACATATCCATCTACATTAAGACCACATATATTGGCGAAATTATTTGATTTACGTCCTGAGCTTAGTAAGGAAACAATATTTTATATTGACCCGGATGTTATTTTCACAAAAAAATTTAAAATGTCTGATTTGGAAATGGACGATATTTGGTATTTAAGTGATACTCGTTCATACATTGACAGTAATTATATTAAAGGTAAAAGTGAAGTTTTATTTAATGAAATGTGTGGAATTGTAGGTATTGACCCTAAAATAGTTGAAGATAATGATGACAATGCAGGTGGTGCTCAGTATTTAATGAAAAACGTTACTGCGGAATTCTGGAGAAAGGTTGAGGTAGATTCTGAAAACTTATATAAACATATGATTAGTACAGCGCATAAATACAATCCCGAACATCCGATACAGGCGTGGACTGCTGATATGTGGGCAGTTTTATGGAATGCGTGGTATTTTGGTCATAAAACTAAAATAGTTGAAAAATTAAGTTTTAGTTGGGCAACAGATGTGATTGAAAATTGGAGTAAAAATAATTTACATCACAACGCAGGTGCTATCGTTGACAATGGTTATTATTTTTTAAAAACACAACATCAAATATCACCATTTAATAAGGAATTGAATTGCAGTGATAAATATTGTTCATTCAATTACGTTAAAGAAATTAAGGAAACAGAAAAGAATTTTCAAAATATATTGTTTTAAACATGGGAACATCAAGAAAATATTTATTAAACGTAGGGGGAATAGTAGCCTATGGAATTGGTAGTGCCGATACTTATCATCAATATAGCTTATTGGATTCATTTACAATAACAAGAGAAGTTATTACGACAACAACAACAACGGCAGCACCTACAACAACAACTACTACAACTGCGTATATTGCACCGACAAGTACAACTTCCACAACTGCGGTTGCAGTTGATTATTATGTTGATGATGATGATAGCATATTTACAGATTATAATGGTAGTGCATTTATAGTGGAATAAAAAATAAACGATAAATTTAAATTAATAGATATGGCAAACAAAAAATTATTTGAAGCAACAACCGGAACACCAACCGATACACATAGATTTGCGTATGGGAAAGCTGGTGAGGCATCTAAAACAATTGAATTACCTGCATTGAAAACATTAATTGCTACACCAACAACATATAATATTTTAGCATCAGATTTGAGTTCATCGTGGGGTACTATTGGTACTGTTACAAGATTTAGATATGATGTAGTTGGTAAAATGTGTAACTTAACTGTTATGTTAACATTCACACCAACAGCAGGTTATGCGGTTACAAGGATTACAATTGGTGGTACAAAACCGTATAATACTGATAGTACTTTAACTGGTTCTGTATATTTTGTTCAAAATGGAAATATTCAACATGATGTAGTAGCTACACTTAATAGAAGTGAATTAAGATTCTATAACACATCAAATTATGCTGGTACACTTTGCCAAATATACTTTGATGCACAATTTAAAATTGATTAATGATATTTAAAATATGGCAACAGAACAATATACATATCCACAACTAACATTGCAGCAGTTACAATCGTTGTCAACTGCTGAATACAATCAAAGGGTTGTAGACTTTCTTACTTACCACAATATCGAACAAGGTAAAAGTAGGTTAATTAGTGGCGCAACGACATATATTGACCCATTATGCGGTTTATTTTGTTTTTTAAATTCAGATTTTTTGATATATAAATTTTTGAGTGGGGTAAGAGTTGTGAATGTTGGTACTGCCAATGGTGTTGTGCAATATAAGATGTATCCTTCTGGTGATGATGAAAGTTTATTTAGTTGGCAAAATAATGGAACATATTTAAATCTCGACCAAAATGGATTATATGTTGTTAAGATTAGAGATTATATTAGTGATACCGATACTGTTGTTTGTGTGATTGAAAAAACTATTTCAATGCCATTATTAATGGCAAGTACAACTGTTACTATACCGCAAAGGGTTGTTAGGTTAGAAGAAGTTACATCACAAACAACTGGTGATTATCAATGGAGAACAGGTAATATAGTTACTACTCCAACATTGTTAACACCGGGTCAACAAGTAAAAATAAATTATATTGCAAACGCTACAATATTCCCAGTTGTTGCAAATGCGGGTACTGCTTGTGTTATGTTTAAAAAGATTAATAATGGTGCTGTTGTACCAAATACTACATGTACAATTACAAATATTAATAGTACATCCCCGAAAACCGGTTCATTCACATTATGCGATGGAGATAAAATGTGTTATGAGGTAGTTTCAAATTCATTATTAGCTGGTACAACTGCTTGTGCTAATTTCTGTATAACTTCTGTAGATGGTCTCGGCACAGTAGCCCCAAGTATTGATACTACAAGATGTTCTGCATCGGTAAGTCCATCAATAAGTCAATCAAATGTTACTGTATCATTGGGTGTTAATGAATATAGAAATTTAAGTGCAGATGGTAAAACATGTACAATTACTGGTGAGTTTGGAATAACACCTGCAATTCCTTCTGGTCAATGTCTTGATATTATATTATCTGCAATAACAATAAGTAATAGAACTTTAGGTGCATCGACAATTTGTTTCACATGTAAATCAGCGTCAGTTCCTGTAGATACTTGTGTTTGTGCTGTAAAATATCCTCAGAATTTCTCAACAACATATCCGGTAATTACAGCGAGA